ACTTTGTTATTAGGAACATATACTGTGTCTCCACTCTTTGATACTAGAGAAGAAAAATCTCTAAAATGCTTTGCAGCTTGAAGATTTGCTTCTCGAAGTTGATTGATATAATCAGCCCACTTCTCATCTATCAATTGAGCTTGGGAGATGGCAGTATTTACTGAATGTACTGATGCCATTTAATTGTAGCTACGCCCCAAAGGCTTTAGCTGCTGCATCAAATTCGTCTGATGCTGCTTGAAGTTCTGGCGTTAGCTTCCCTCCACTTTCTTCCTCTGGTGTAGCGGTATTAGGTTGTTGATTAGGCGGTGTTTCAGCAGGGGTTTCAGGGTCAACCTTCTTATCAGAAGTCATCTCCTTAAATAACCTTGCCACAACAGCGTTATCAGCGTCCTCTAGTTGCTTTCCAGTTCTAACCATCTCATCCTTTACTAGGTCAGCTCTTTCTTTAAAAGCTGGGTCTGTTAAAAGTTTATTGTTGATTAGAGTGGTAGCTTCCATACTATTGAATCTTGATGCCACTGTCTGCTCCTCCTCCACCGCTGGAGTAGGTGCTTTTTGTAACTCAGCCTCTAGGTCTTTGTTTTTTTGTCTTTCCTTTTGCAAGGCGACCTTTAGATTAGCTGCTACAGGATCAACTTCCTCGGTTTGTTCTTCAGCTGACGGGGCTGGAGTAGTTTCCTCTACTTCTTCTACGTCTTTTTCATTTTCCATAATACTACGCAATTTTTACGTGTTAGCGGCACGGGTCTTATGGTAATTATATGAATCGACAACGAACTCGTCATCGGAGTCATCCTTAGAATATCGAGTCTTCAGTTGATTACTTTCCTTTATCTCCATCTTCTGCACTTCCTCCATCAGTATTTGGTTTAGACTCTTTTTTGGCTGCTTCATTTATCTTTACTTTTAGCCAATTAAACTCGCTTCTCTTTATCACTATCTTATGTGCTATTAAAATCATTTGCTTCTCATCTACACAGTTATCTAGTTCATTTAACAATCCACTAACATCAGCACACTCGTCTATAATTCTAATTATTGTTTGTAACATGTTTATACTTGAGGTTGATTAACGTCTACTGGTACTTGGGATGGTGGTACTTGTCCGCCTTCTTGTTGAGTATGAGCATTGAGATGTTCTGTTAATAGTTGTAGTTCTTGCATTGCTCTCTCGTCTTGTGTTTGTTGGACTTCTTGCTCTCTTACCTTAATCTCAGCTTGATGTAGTCTTATATGAATCTCTGGGTTATCAGTAGGCAATACTCTAGCAGTTAAAGGATTAGCGTTCTCTTCCTTAGCGTCTGCTAATTGAAGCATATCTCCTTGAACATCACTCTCTTCTTCTTCCCTTGCGTTAGGTAAGAATGTTTCAACATCTTTAATCAAAGCCCCATTCTCAAGTAGTCTCTCCCACATCGGCTCTCTGTTGATTTTAACTGGGTCAGGTTGAGCGTTCTCTTCGTATGCTTGTTGTAGAATTAAGCTCCATTTATTCAGCTCTGCTTGTTGCGATACTAGAGTTGAACTCCCTGATATTACAGATACATCCTCAATAGCCATTATGTCTTTGTTCTTGATAGCCTTCTCAATCATAGCCCCTTTCTTTCCTACTACACGAAATATAATATCTGCGTTGTCTGTTAAAAACTGCTGATTAAACCTTAAAGAGTAAAGTCCTATCGGTTCGATAACCTGCTTCTCGAAGTTATCCATTATCATCTGTATTCTAGCGTTTGACTCTTGTGTCTTTATTTGTATCTCTCCTAATGTCTTAGCTCCTGATTGTTGGTCTGCTCCTGTTTGGAAGTCAGTAATACCTGATACATTCTGTTTAGAGGTAGTTAGGAATTGAGTCATAAACTGAATCCCATTCATATTAGGTGTAGGCGTAGGTAAGACACCTACTGATTGTCCCAACTGTTTAACTGGAATCAATACTCTTGAGCCATATTTAATTGAGTTAGGTGCTAACACATTTGCAGGATTATATTCCATTGGTCGAGCGACATCTGTCCATAGAGCCTCTGTAGCGATGTTTATGCTATCCTCTGATCCATCTAATATCCCTATAACTGGCTCAATCACACCATATCCATACATCTTCCCAGGTCTTTCAATCGGTGTGAAGATACCCATTGGGGTAAACTTCTTATCTAGGTTGTTTTTTTCACTTCTAATAACTACTGGGTCTGAGTCTCCATAAGCGGCGACTGTGATTACATAGTATTCGTATGAAAGAAGTCCCATAACACGAACATACAAAGGTGCGAACTCTATCTCTTCCTCTTTAACAAGAAGATTCATTTTGTATTCTGATAGTCCATCTCTTTCGTCCATTCTTCTCTGCCACTTATCAGAGTCTTTTATGTTATAAACTAATTGGTCAATCTTATATTTGTCTGCCTTTAGTTCTGATACTGTGGCTCTATTCTTATAACCTAATACCCTTGAGTCTTCCATCTCTGTAGCGTTTACACTCCAAACAAGGTCGAAAGGTTTAATTGGGTCGAATGTATAGTTAGATTTAACTTCTTCTGACTCTCTAACCTTTGTCTTTGCATAAGGTTCTAATAGTCTGTTGGTTACCTTAATGCCTAGAATCTCTTTGCTTCGCTTCTTAATTATCTTTCGCTCTTCTTTCCAACCCATTCTCCAACCAGCTAATCCTGTAATAAGTCCCCATTTAGCAACCATTCTAAGTTTCTTTTGAACTCCTGCTTCTTCCCATTGGAAATCACTGAACTCATCATATATCTCAACCGTTTCAGCTCCCTTACGTCCTTTAGCTAGGTATCTGTATCGTGGTTGTTTCGCTAATAGTCTTGGGATAGCGTTCTCTACTAGCGAGTAAGCCTCTCCTAAAGCTATCTTTGACTCAGTCTTAGAAGATATTGAGTTAGCTCTTAGCTTGTTCTCGTAACGACTAACAAAGTCTAGCCATCTTTCTTTTACTGTCTCGAACTTATCCCTATGATTCTTATAGGTTTGTAGTGCTACTTGTTCTGCTTGTTTTTTTGGATTTTCCATAATTAATATTCTGTTTTTATATTTGAATAGTCTTGAAAGTCTGGGTCTATGAAGGTAAGCATAAATGCGTCTGCATAATCAGGAGACGAATAACCTTGCTTCTTCATGTCAAGTTTGCTCATTATCTTCATCTTCCCTGATAGTTCCTTTCTGTGTCTTATTGAGAGTAATTCATCCCATCCTTTGTTTCTTATAAGCTCTCCACCTTTTTTAATCCATTCTCTTTGTTTCCAGTAAGCAAATGCTCTCATATTTAGAAACATCTTCTTATCATCATCGTTCTCTGGTGAGTTACCTACATTTACAGCTCTTACTCTCTTGCCTAGTAGTCCCATCTCTTGTGCTACGTTAGCTCCTGTTCCGAAGTTATCTACTATTACATTCTCTGATGTTACGTTTAGGTGATCCATTAGTGTTAATGTCTTTTGTGCTATACCTTTAGAGTCTGACTTTAGTTCTGTTGCTACTACCTTTGCCTTGAAGTTATCTCTAGCTATCCATATAGTTTTATCCTTACCATCTCCTGCTGGGTCTACTCCTAGTTTAACACTTCCTATAAACTCTGATTCTTCTACCTGTGTAATGTCTGCCTTAGCGTATAGAGGAACATAACCACTCTCATCCATCATATCTTCCTTTGGGAAGTTTCCTAATACACGTATTGAGTATTCGTCTGAGTCGTCTCCGTGCTTATCTTTTATTCTATTTACAAACTTGTTGTCCACTATTGGACTATCTATACTACTGAAGTTTAATGTATGCCAATTATCTTTATCGTTATGGTGTGAGTCATAGAAATATCCTATCAGTCTTGTTGGATTACTAATCATTATAACAATGATGTTATCCTCAGTTAATGCTCCCTCTGCTGTGTTGAATATCTCTTGAGGAACTCCACTTGCTTCATCTATTAGAAACAAAACAAAGTCTCCGTGTATCCCTGCTAATGCTTCAGGCTTTTCTTTCCTTGCAGTCTTAGCTCTTGCAAACCATGTTTCTGGTGATTCTTTTATCCTTACATAATTAGCACTCCAATCATACTTCTCTTTAATAACTGCTGGTAGTTTATCTAGCCACTTAGCAACTTCTTTCCATAATACATCGTGCATCTGATCTGATGTTGGAGCTGTGCAAGGTATCTGTGCATCCTTGAAACAGAATAGATACCAGATAATTAACCAACTAAGTACAGCAGACTTTCCTACTCCATGTCCTGACCTTATGCTTATTCTTTTCTTATCTCCATGTAATGCTTCTTCTACAGCTAATAGTATATCGTGTTGTTGCCAAGTTATGTTCTTTCCTTTAATGAACTTCTTGTTATCTCTTTCAGGAGTCATCTTCCACATCTTCTCTATAAATAGTATTGGGGATTGTTGGAATCTTTTATACAGTTCTATATCATTCTTTGTCATTACTGTTAAATAAATCAGTTAGACTTAATGTTCCTTTGACGTCTATGTCTTGTTCTGTTTTGTCTTTCCAATTAAAATTCTTTAATGCAAATATAGTTCCGCTTTTACCGTATTTTTTTAAATCTAATTCATAACTATTCTCTACCATTAACTTTGCTTTTTTTATAGTGTCAGAATACTTGTCTTTACTTTCATAATCACACAACGTTTCTCTTGATGTGTCAAGGGCTAAAGCTAGTCCTGTTATAGTCCATTCTGCTATATCTGTGTACTCAAAATAAACTCCAATCTTTTGTTGAAGGTCTTCTACTGTTGTGAATTTTAAAGGTCTTCCTCCTGCCATTTGTTTATACCATTAAATACAAGTTATCTAACCGTTAATGTAGTTTTTGTTTATCAATATTTGAAAGCCATTCATGGTATGTCTCTCCTAAAGAGACTTTATTATTGACTTTTTATCTTTATAAGTATAGCATTTTTTAGAGGTTCTGTAAAGGATTTATTTGATGGTCGATATAACACGATAAACACTACACTAAATGACACTTTATTTTCTAAGACTTTTCATAGTATTCAATTAGTCTCTTTATATCCCAATGAAAGTCTTGTCCTTCTTCAAACTTATTACCCATATCTCCTGTGTGTATTTCACATCCTGATACTTTTGCTTCAGCTAAAGGTAAGCAGAATCCTTCTGATAATGAATGCTTATAGAAGTGTTTAGCTCTTTGATACAATTTAGGTATATCTTCTTGAGGTGGGCTGCTAATACATTCTACTCCCTCAATAGGTTTTGTTGTTCTGCCAAACCAGACTATCTTTTTATGTCCATCTGACTTGGCTAAGTCTATTGAGTGTTGAATGTTCTTGTTTGGTTCATTGTTACCCTCTATGAGAGCGTCTATATCTCTCTCTAAGCCTAGTTTGGTGAAGAATCTATCATTTATGCCATTAGGGATGATTGTGAAGTCTCTGCCCGTCCATTCTCCTGCATATTGACTAACTGCCATAATCTCCCAGTTCTTTCTACTTCTAATCTCTAAGCATTCCTTTTTATAATCATCTCCAATGTTTCCTACTATGTCTTTCCCTTGGATGAATTGAATCTTACGTCCTTTAAATTTCTCTAACTCATCTACTTGCATCCACCAGTTAGCAACGATAATGTCTTCGTCTGTCATATCAGCTAACACATTGATATTATAGATTGGCACAGTTGGATAAACTTTCTGCATATCTTCTAGGTT